CAGCTGCCACATCCGAAACAGCAGACGAAAAAAAGAAAGCTAGCGGCAAAGGCGGCAGAAGCAATAAATAAAGGTGAGTGCATATGACGTTTAAAGACCAAATAGCAAAAGATATTGACGATGTATTTGCTAATGAAGACGAGTTCTGGGATTGGCATACAATTGATGGCAAAAAAATGTTAGTTCAAATCGATAATAACGAAATGATTAACCGAGAGAAACGCTATCAATACAGACGTTCATTTAACGCGGATGGAGTATTTCTTAAGGAATTACTCATTTACGTTAAAGCAAAAGATTTTGGAGCGTTACCAGCTGTTAAACGAGTGCTAACGTTTGACGGTAAAAGTTACATTGTTTCTGATGCTATTAACGAAGACGGCATATACTCTATCAGTTTGGAGGCTAACAGGTCAAATTGAGCACACGTACACGAAACGGCTGGTTACCCGGCGCTAATCTAAATGGAATAAGTGGCGGCATCTACTTTCAAGTAGAAATGGATGACCTAAGAGAAATAGAACAAGCTCTAGGCATGGTTAAAGATAAATCTAAGCAAGTGCTTAAGACTGCAATCAATAACACAGCTAGACAAACTATGAATCTTATGGTTAGCGAGTCAGCTAAAAGGTATCAGATTACCCAAAGAGTACAGGTAAAGAAAACTCTCAGTCTCGACAAGAAAGCTACTGCGAGTAGCTTAGAAGCGATTGTAACTTCAAAAGGTCGAGTGAATGAACTGTATAACTTTAAAGTTAATCCGAGGGTATACGTACGAGGCGGTGGCGTTCCTGGAGGATACAAAGGTAAAGTACTTCGAGTCGGTTCTTCTGGAAAGAAGCTTGAGCTTAAACCTGGTGACGGAGACTCATACAAAGCATTCGTAGTCAGGTACAAGAGTGGCCACATAACAGTTGGTCAGCGTGTTCCTGGAAAGCGTATGAAATCAGATCCTACCAAAGAAGCAGTAAAAACCTTACTCTCTCCTTCTGTTCCTAATATGCTTGGTTACGAAAAGGGAGTATTTAAAGTGCTAAAGCCTAAAATGTACGACCTGCTACAAAAGAACATCCAAACACAAATTATTAGATATTTAAAGTAAGGAGGACGTATGACTGCATTAGATTTGCAAGATAAATTAGTGGAGGAAATACCGAAAATCCTTGCTGATTATAAGTACAAAGATCCTAATGGTGATTACAAGGATATAAATGTTTACAAACAAGATGTACCACGATATGAAACGGATGAAGATGAAGACCCAGTACCTTACATCATAGTCCGTTTACATAGTGGCGAAGACGAAGGAGCGAAACACAGCAATAACAAAGTTGTGGTCGTTCTGATTATCGCCACATATGACCACGGTCTTGATGTTCAGGGTTACAGAGATGTAATGAACATCATAGATAAAATATATGCAAGATTCGAAAAAGAACCACTACTGAAAGACGCAGGTGTTTTCGATGGCGAATTTCATTGGGCACTTCAAGAAGATGCATATTATCCTTATTTCTTTGGAAGTTGCAGCTTAAACTTCTACATTCCAGCTATCAGAAGGGAGGACCCATTAGCATGAGCAATAAGAATAAAACTACTTCAGTAGAAGCAGTTGAAAGTGCTGAGGTTGTAGCTGAGAAAAAATCAGAAACAAAAACAGTCACTAAAGCGGAATCGATAGTGTATATTGGCCCAAGCATCACTCATATTGTTAGACACGCAAATGTGTTTACGGATGGAAAGTTGCCACAGGCTGTAGAAAACACTATCAATGAATTTCCAGTTATGGAAGCTCTTTTCGTGCCACTTAGTAAGTTGCAGGAAAAGATGCTTGAATTAAAAAGAAAAAGTGCCTTGGCTAACATCTATGGCCAGGTAACTGAAAAGTTTAAATAGGAGGTAAACAAGATGTCAAATTATGAGCATGGAGTTAGAATTCAGGAAAATCCTACTAGCATTCCAACCCCAGTCAAAAACGAAGCAGGCGTACCAGTAATTGTTGGTACTGCACCTATCAATTTGGCCAATGACCCATCAAATGCTACAAATAAGATTTTTCTTTGCAATACATTTGATGAGGCAAAGAAAGCGCTTGGATATTCCGAGGATTATGCGAGCTATACATTGTGCGAAGCTATGGACGCATTCTTCAAAATTTACGGAGTTGGTCCTGTAGCATTTATCAATGTCTTAGATCCTGCTACTCATTCAAAGAGCTACACAGAGAGCGTCAATGTAGTAGACGGTATCGCAAAAGCAACAAAGCTTGGAGTATTAACAAACGGTCTTACAGTAGTTAAAGGTGATGATACATTAGTTGAGGGAACAGATTACACATTATCATTCGATGATGATGGATACCTTACAGTTACTCTCGTTGCTACAGCAACAACAGTAACATTAGCTGGACGTCAGCTTGACCCTTCTATTGTCACAGCATCATCTGTTATTGGCGGAATCGATGCTTCAACAGGTGCAGAAACAGGTTTGGAGCTTGTAAGAAAGCTTTATCCCACATTAGGCGTGACACCTTCACTTATCGTTGCACCAGGCTTCTCTAAGAATCCTGCGGTTGCTTTGATTATGGGCGAAAAGTGTGACGATATCAACGGAAGCTTCAAGTGTGAATGTGTAGTTGATTTAGATTGCACACCTACTGGAACAATCAAGTACACAGATGTAAAG